TTGCCATAGCGCCAGTCCTGCACTTTCCATGTCCCGCACACAGTCAGCAGCAAAAGCGCCAGAACGCCGGCCAGTGCCATCTTCAGCGTGGCGGGACTCATGGCACATCCTTGAAGAAAATGTGGCGACCGAGCTTCAGCGTCTGCTTGGCGCCTTTGATCCAGGTCGGCGGCTTCGGCATGGTGGTCGCGTAGTAGTGCGTGGCACCGCCGGTAGGATCCGGCACTTTCCCGGACATCACCTGCTCAGCAGCAATCTGCGCCTGGGCAAACTCGCGGAACGGGATCTGCTTCGCGCCGCTCAGGTAGGCGAAGTTCGGGTCGTTCTTGTTCCAGCAGCTGAACTGGTACGGCTTCTGGCAGACGCCGGCATACCCCTCCCCCCACCAGGACTTGGCATTGCCGTCGTCCACGCGATTACGGATCGTCCAGGCGACGGCGATTTGACCGGCCAGGCTTTCGCCGCGAGCCTCACCCCAAAGGGTGCGGGCGAGGATGTCGCGGTCTTTTTCAGTTGCGTTCATAACTTTTCTCCAGGCAAAAAGAAGCCCGCGCATGGCGGGCTGGATAGCCGAAATTTGTAGTCGATAGTCGGCGGCGCTTTTATTCGTCTTTCACCCGGGCTAAATTAACTGTACATCCATACAGCATAACGAGCCCAAAATGAAAAATGTGATCGATTTGGAGCAGGCCAGAATTGCCAAGAAGTCCGAGATGCACGCCGAGCTGTTGGATTTTTTCCTGAATCAGCCACCCACACTGACACCACAGCAATGCGTGCAAGGTCGAGATATTCTGGGATGGTCTGAAGAAGCACTGGCTTTCAGGTCAGGCGCGTCAGTGAAAGCTATTCAGCAATTCGAAGCGGGCAGCCGCCCCCTGAAATGGGTCACCAAGCAAGCGCTTCAATTTGCACTGGAAGAAGAGGGCCTGATGTTTATGCCAGGATTCGCCCCATCGATGGGCAGCAACTGTCGCGGCGTAACGCCAGATCCACGCTTACGTGATGACTTTTATCTGATCGAGTAGTGACTTCCCCCTCCTATTCGGACACCGACCCAAAACAAGTATGCCCGCCAGCAGGCTACCTCTTCGGCGCGTAAGGGCTGATAGCAGACATCGTCGGCCTGCTTACGGCCAACCTTATCCGTGGCGATGGGCATACTTGTCTCTAAGGAACAAAAAAGCCGCTCAAGGCGGCGGTGGAGTTGCGTGACAGCGGTTACAAACTCACGACCTTAAGCGGCGCGTTTACTTTCTTCTTACCCTTGGCGTCGGCCTTGCCCTTGTTCCCGGCGTTGCACTCGACCGTAGTGGTCCAGCCTGCCGTGCTCCAAAGCTGCTCTACCGAGTCCGCCAGATACACACCGTCCGCGCCTTCCTTGAAGCCCAGGGCGTGCACTTGCGACTCCGCGAAAAGGTCCGTACGCCCGTTCATTTCCAACCGCACATTGGCCGTGGAGCGATTGAAGCCAGCCAGACGGGCCTTGGCCGCCGCCTCGGCTGCCGACCGGTTGGGGTGCAGGTGTCGGTCGGTATGGATGGGCGGCAATCCTGCAGTGTCGTCGTTGCCCACCTCGACCGTGACCAGCTCGCCCTTGCCATCCTGATAACTGGCCCGGGCCGCCTTCTTCACCGCATCGTCACCAAAACGGAACTGATAGCGGCTGACGTCGCTTTTGCGGATCGTCACCACCGGTAGCGTCTTGTCGCTCGCGCTTTTGCCACCATCGCGGGGCAGCACCAACAACTTGCCGTCCGCCACTTTGGCCGTGCAGTCGTATTGCTTGGCCAGCCGGGTGATGTAACTCAGATCCGATTCGCCCAACTGGTCGGCCCGCTCGACGATGGTGGTCACCGGGCATTCCGGCACCCAGCCATTACGCTTGGCGATGTCAGCCACGATGCTGGCCAGACTCACCCCCTCCCAGCTGCCGCTACGGGTGGTTTTCGCGGCGCTGCGCGTGTCGCTGGACTTGCTGCGTATGACGATGGTGTCAGGCGGCCCGGAGAACTCCACCTCGTCGACCGTGTAGCGTCCCAACAGGGTCAGCTTGTCGCCTTCCCAACCGAGGTAAACCGCGATATTGGCGCCGCGCTTGGGCAACACCATTTCGCCGTCCCGGTCATCCAGGCGCAATTCGAAGTCGTCGGCATCGATGCCGGGCTTATCGAGGGTTCGGGCCGTCAGCAGTCGGTCATTAATCAGGTCGGTAATGTCCTTGCCATCGGCAATGATGCGGTGCACAGGCTTCAAAGCAGGATCTCCAGAAACGGCAAAGCCCCGCACAGGGCGCGACTTTGGGATGAGGCGTAGGGTTTAGATGAGCGGAGTCAGTCCCAGAGCTGGACCGACGTACTGGTGGTTTCAACCACGTCCGGCAACACGATGCGCAGGCCCGCCCGGAACGGCTGCGGCTCCCGGCCAAGCCCTTCGTTGGCCTCTAGCACCGCTTCCATGGTGCCGCGCAGATGGCCATAGTGGTGATTACAAATGCTGTCCAGCAGATCGCCGTCAGATGTTCTGCATATCGTCACCATAGCGGCTGAACTCCAGGCTAAAGGTTTGCTTGCGCGGGATACCGCCCTGCAGGAACGCGCCCTGTTCTTCGGTGATGGTACTCAAACACCAGTTGCCCAGCGCCAAGCCATAACCGGTGGTCAGGCTCATGGGCACCAGCCGCCCGCCGATGGCCCGCAGGTGGTCGAGCTGCTTTAAGCCGCCATTGAAGTTCGGAAAGATCGCGCCCTTGAGGGTCAATTTTTCCTCACCCATCCCGACCGCCTGCAGTGCCGGGCGCCGGCCTAACCGCTCTTGACTGGCCCAGCGATACGCCGTCGTGCGCTGCAGCGCGTCGAAGGCAGCCGTGCCCAGGTTGAAATAGAACGGCTGCGCATTCGCCGCCAACGGCAACAACACCATCAGGTGCGGATAGGCCCCCACCCCGTCGGGCGCAGGCGTCGCGCCCGGGGCGAGCGCCGCCGTGGGCACCACCGTTTCGACCTGGGGTTGAGTCTTGGCGATCAGCTTGCTGGCCACGGCTTTGGCGCGCGTGTACTGCTCGCCCAGGACGCCGACCTTTTCCTTGACCATCCCAACCGTCCGTTCGGCTCGGTCATAGGTCGCAACGACCTGATTGACCTTGCTTTGCGCGCTACCGATAGCCCCCATCACCCGGTTGATTTTGGCCCCGATGGCGGGACCGATGAAGGGGATACCCTCCATGTCACTGGCGGCCCCGGATATCTGGCGGATGGCGCCATTGACCGGATCGAGCATGCCACCGACATTGGCGCGCCCGACCTCCCCGGCCTCAACCATGTATTTCAGGCCCGATTGCAGCTTAGCCATGTATTCCATAAGCCTCCTTAGGCGTGCGATTCGTCGGACATGCTGCGCCGCGCGGTCTGCTGCGCCCTGTCATCGAGCAGACGCTGAATCTCCGGCATCAACTGATTCGCCAGTTGTTGCGGGTCTTTGGCGTCGCCCTGGACGGTGATTTGAATCACCGGGGAAAAGGTGTTGGTTTGCTCCAGCTTCGCCGGCTGCGCGACTGCAGACTCTGTTTTTGCCGGAGTCAGCAGGGACAGGGCCGGGCTTTGCGGGTCGGGCTTTTTCATCAGCTCGGCCATGACGCTGCCGCCCGATCCGTTACGCGTAACGCCGTCCGCACCCGTCGGGGCATACGCGTCGGCAAACTTCGCCAGACTCGGCACCTCAGGGCCTGGACGCGGCGCCATCAACATCGGGGTGATGGGCTGCGCCTTGGCCAGATCCGAACTGCCAAACAGCGCCTGGCCGGTATACCCGCCCAGCGCCCCGCCGCCCATGCTGCCCAGGTAACCACCGATCATCCCGCCAAGCGCCGTGCCGATGATGGGCACCACCGAGCCGATAGCCGCACCCGCCGCCGCACCGGCCAGCGTGCCCGCCAAGCTGCCGGCGGCCTCGCCGTAACCCTGGGCTTTTTCGTCTTGGGTTTCGGCGGTGTCGTAGACCTCTTTCGCCTGCAGCACGGCGCTGAACAGTTCCGCCGGCACTGAACCACGCAGCTCACTGCTAACGCGCGGCCCACGGGGCGCAGGGGTGGACGGCACCAACGAGCGGGCCGAGCCAGCGCCCGGTGCCGACGTCGGAGGCTTCCAGCCACTCAAGGCCCCCGACTTGGGCGGAACCGCTGTGCCATTCGAATACACCTGCAGGCGCGGTTTCGCTGCACCAGGGGCCGGCGATGCACTGACCGGCTCCGGCGCGCGACGGCCGCCCCACCAGCGACGACGACCACGACCCCGGCCGCCTTCACTGGAACCGCCGGGGCCGCCTGCAGGACCGCCGGAACCGCCACCCAGCCCCAAGCTGTTGACCACCTGGACCTTTTGCACAATGTTGGGATTGCCCATCAGGGTGCCCCGGCCGATGTTCATCGCTCCCCGCACCATCTTGGCAGTGCTGTACAAGCCCGCCAGGGTGGCCACAGCGCCACCGACAGCCACCACACCACTGACCACTTGCGGTGACTTGTCGGCCAGCTCTCCCAGGCTTCTGGAGACGCTGAGGATTCCCGTCGCCACGCGGTCGGTGATCGGCTGCAGGGCATCCCCGATGCTGCGCAAGGCGTCATTTGAGGCCTGCCCCGCCTCGTTCCATTTCTGTGCCGACGTTTCGCGACGCTCTGCCAGGTTTTTATCGAGAATGCCCGAAGCGCCGGCCGAGTCCTTTTTCAGCTGCTCATACAGGGCCTTGTTTTGCATGTAGGCCGTGAGTGCGGCCTTAACCTGCATGTCCGCAAACAGATCACCCGTACGCAGGGCCTGCTCAAGGGAACCCATCATTTCCTTGGCTTTGGCCGGGTCCGCCTCCTGGCTGATCTTGCTCATCGACTCGGCCATGAGCTTGGCCTTTTTCGGGTCCGTGGCTTCGACGTACTTTTGCGCCAGGGCGAAACTGGATTCCAGCGTCGACTTGCCTTTCTGCAGACCGGTGTTCATCGACGCTTGATAGTCGATGCCCGCATCCTTGTAGGCCTTGACCACCTCACCGGAACCGATTTTCTCCATCCAGTTCTTGAGGTTGTTGGCCGCCTCATCACTGCTACCGGCCGTTTTCATCTGCACCTGAAGCATGGCGCCCAGCTGCGTCACCGAATCGTTACCGGTGATGCCCAGCTTGCCCATCCCGGCCAGCAGTTCGGGAAACCATTTCGCCATGTCGCTGGCTTCAAAGCTGCCCGCCTGCCCCTGAAAGGCGATCGCCTCCAGCGCCTGCTGTAGCTGCGCCGGGTCGGTGATCTTGGCGTTCTGCCCCAGGGCGTTGATCATCTTGGCCGTGTCGACGCCGTCCGCACCCTGACCAACGACGAACTTGGCCGCTACCGGTGCATATTCCATGGCCTTGTTCAGGTCCATGCCCGCACCGACCAGGGCATTCACCAGATCCGCGACCTCATTGCGCCCCATGCCGGTGGCGCGTGACGTGTCGATGATCTTGTTTGAGACCTGCGCCTCTTGTGGCTGGTTGGCAATGCCGGCCTTGATCGCAATGTCCCGAATGATCGCGTTGTAGTCCGCACTGATCTTGGCCGGCAGCACCATGGCCGCCGCGCCTGCAGCGACACCCGTGCCGACATTGCGCAGACCGGCGCCGCCCTGACGCATCTGCGCCTGACCCAACGATTTAAGCTCAGCGCTACGGGCCTCACGCCCCAGGCGCTGATACGCCTTGCCCAGGTTTTTGACCTCGACCCCTTGGCGCCTGAGCGTGTCAAGGTTGGCCTCCAGCTTGCGCCGCAGACCGTCAGCCGTGGCCGAGCCGCTGGTGTGTGCCTTGCGCCATTCCTCCTGCAGGCGCTTGGTTTCACCGACGACCGATTGCAGCACCTTGGTTTTTGCAGCGGTGTTATCCAGGCGCTTTATGCGCCCTTCCACGTCATTAAACGCCTTGCCGACCGACGCGCTGACGGCGCCGCCGATCACCAGCCCGAGGGCTAATCCGTTCGCCATGTCGTTACCCCATCACCCGGGCGGGGGTTACTCATCCTTGAGCCACCACACCACCTCATAAAACGGCATCGCCTCAATCTCGGCCAAGGTGAAACCGGTCGCCTTGGCCAGACGCCTTGCCGCCAGTCGCAGCGTATGAAAACGAAATTCAGTCCTCTGTAACCAGGCGAAAATAGCCACGCTGCAGACGCACATAGTCCTTGACGGAAAGCGCCTCAAGATCCGCTTTACCCGCCGTACAAAGGCTGGTGAACAGCATCATTTCGGCGGCGTTTTCGTCCTTGGGGTGCGCCTCGTTACTGTCGCGCGACTCCTTGAGCGTTGGCGAACGCATGGTGATGGTGTCGACCTTCACGCCATTGACGATGCTGGGCTTGGTCAGGGTGACCACCGCATGTTCCGGGGTAACCTGCAGCCAGTCCGGCAGTTGGTCGGCGTCGATTTTGTTTACGTTGCTCATGGTTCTAATCCCTTAAATGCCCAGTTGTTCGCGCATTTTCGCGAGCTGATCCACGCCATCGATCACGCGGATAGAGTTGATAATGTCGATCTCATAGATCACCGAACCGTCGACTTCGAGCTTGTAGTAGGTCGGAGAAACGGCGTATTTGATTTCAGCCTTGTCGCCCGCCTTCCAGTCGCCCGGATCGACCTCGCGCAGCATGCCGCGCACGGTGGCAATGACGCCGGTAAAGTCGCCTTTCTGGCCCTTGAACGAGCCCCGGAACGAGGCGCTGAATGCCGACTGATCGGCCAGGCCGAAATACTTCATGGATTCGCGGCGCACGCCCGTGGTGGTAAACCCACAGTCGAGCTTTTCCATGCCCATATCCATGTCGATTTCGCCATCCATACCGCCAGCCCGGTGGGCTTCGGTCTTGATCGACACTTTGGGCAAGGTGAAGCTCGGCACGTCGCCCTGAAAGCTGATGCCGCCGATAAACAGGTTGGTGTTAAAAAGCGTTTGAGGAATCATGTAGCAGCCCCCTTAGGACCGGGTGTCGAGAACTTCGGTGATCCACTGGTTGGTCACTTCAACCAGGAACGTTGGGTTTTCTGCAGGCGGCACGTCGGTAAAACGAATGCGCCAGAACACGCGCCCTTCGGCAAGCTGCGTTTCCGTGCTCATTTCGGTGTCCGCGTAGACTTCGAAGTTGATCACCGCACCCCGCGCCTTGAGGTCACGCATGAAGTAATTCAGGCCCTCCAGCACATCCTTGACGTAGTTCTTGGTGATCGGCAGATCCACCGCCCATTTATGGCCGTAGAGAATCGCCGCCATGACCATGTCCATGGTCCGCACCCGGGTGACGAACGACCATTTCGGGTCGCTGGACAGCGTGCGGTTGCCCCACAGGCGATAACCGTCGTCGCGGATGATCGTCGCGATATGCGCGGCGTTGAGCAGGTTGGCCCGGCAGGTTTTGTCGCCGTCGTTGAACTCAATCGGGCGGGTCGTACCGGTGACCCCGACAAACTCCTTGTTCGACGGCGAGGCCCAAAAGCCGTACGTGGCATCGGTCCAGGCGAACAGACCGGCGACCCAGGCCGACGCCGGAGCATCGACGGTCGCGTTTTTCGTGGTGTCCCAGTACTTAACGCCCGGGTCGACCATGAACAGACGCTTACTGCCGAATTCCTCGGTGTAAGCAATCGCGGCTTCGTCCGTGGTGCGTGGGCCGTCGACGATGGCAATCGCCCCCAGCTTGTCCGCCAGGGCATCCATGGCCGTGGTCACGGCTTGCGTCGAGGAATGCCCCGGGGCGATCAACAGCCGCGGCTGGGCGTTGAACAGGCTTTTACCATCGAGCAGCGCCTGCAGGCCGGTGCGGGTGCCGTCCGCCTTGACGCCGCCAATCACCGCCGAGGTCAGCGCCGCCGCCTCGTCCAACGTCTCGACCGCCACCGCGACGATCACCGCCTTGGCGCGCAGATAGATCGCCTGACAGGCGCGGGTGATGGCCGAACCCTCACCAAAGGCGGCAATCGCCTCGCGTTCGGTGGTAATCAGTGTCGGCACGCCCGGCTTGGCCGCGCCCGGCGTTGCCAGTGCGCCGAAGCCGAGCGGCACGGTGTCCACCAGACCGATGATCGAGGACGACGGCAGCGAAATAGTGCGCGAGCCGGTGTTCACGTTGGTGACGGTGACGCCGTGGAAAAAATCGGTAGAACTCATAAACGCAATCTCCAGAAACGGAAAAACCCGCACGGGGCGGGTCTTGGGTGAAACAGGCGGCGTTACGCGTAACGCCCGTTAGGGTCATTCCAGAGGCTTGCCTCGGTCGGGCTCGATGTTCGTGGCGCAGTGATCGGGATCGAACCAGTCGAGCCACTTACACAGCACACAGCCCCAGCGCCGGCCCTTGAGCCGTGCCTTGCCCGCCCGGGAGCTGATCGTTTCGTCCTCATGGCCGCCAAACGCGGTGTTGGCCAACTGGTCGAACGATACCGCCAGGCGATGGCCGCGCGTGCTGTTGGCCAGGACCGCGCAGAACATCCACACCAGCCCCAGACAGGCAGCCAGCGCACACACCAGCAACAGCGCCACGGCCTGGCCGATTCGGATCACCATACGATGGCCCCCACATCCTCAAGGGTCTGTGCCAGGGCCAGCAGATCCTCCAGCGCCTGCCGGCGGCCAATGGCCGAGCCCGACAACTGCGCATAGGCCTCGGCCTTGAGGCGCACCCGCTCGACCAGCTCGGCCACCGTCAGACCGCGCGCTGTGGCGATGGCCGTCAGCAGCGGCGTTTCTGCCTGCGGATTGGCCGCCCGGTCGTCGGCCTCCTTGACTTGCTGCGGCCAGCTTTGCAGCTCGCCGGGCGGGTAACTGGCGGTCAGGCTCGACAACGCTCGCTCACAGCCGGCATTCAACTCGACCAGCTTGGCGGCCTTCGCCGCCTCCAGCTTGTGCGCCTCGGCCGCCGGGTATTCCAGTTCGCCCAGGTACTCGGCATCGGCCAGCGAACAGGCCGGGATTTCGGCCGGCTGGCCGGGCAGAATCACCGCGACAAACAGGCCGTTTTCGCGGTATTCCAACGGCACCGACCAGACGCGAACCACCGCGTCGGCCTGAATCGCAGGCAGCACAACAGGCTGGCCGTTAACGGTCAGCGTTCCATTTTCGATATTCAAGTGAGCTCTCCTCAGAGCAAAGGGCACCCGCTTGGCAGGCTAGCCCTACAGACATGACTCAAACCGCAGCAACCATTACACCTTGGCGATGCGGCCACCAACGTTCGGCGGCGCGGCTGCCGCTGAGCTGCTGACGAGCAGACAGAACAGCCCAGCGTCCGCGCCGCTGCCAGCGTAGCCACCGTGATACGCCACACTGTTGGCGGCCGAACCCATGTAGTCGCCCGTCGAACCGTTGCCGGCGCTGCCGTCCAAAGTCCCAGGCAGGAAGCCAAGGCTCAGGTCATGGCTCGCGCCACTGTCGGTGGAAAAGGTCACCGCGTAGCCGGTGCCAGGGGATGTTTGCCCGGTGGTGATATAGCTCTTGTTACCCAACTTATCCCAGATCTTATATTTGTTGCTGGGGTCAGTCTGCAGGCCGTCCACCATTTGGAAGACGTTGCCCCAGAGCCCGACAATACCGCGCCATGTCGCCGTCGCCACTTGAGCATTGTCGACAGAAAACGCATTGCTGCCGGTAATAACGCCTTGGCCGATTAATGCCTGGCTGTTCGCGCCACCCATTTCGATCAGGGCCAGCAGCTGAATGGCCTGCAGCTGGTAGTAATTCCAGAGTGCAAAGCCAGAAACGCCCGCCCTATTTCGACCAGCAATTAAGGCCTGCATGTTCGCAAAGCTCAGGCTGGTAATCGGAATAATCCCCGCCTTTGAGCCAATAAAACTACCATCCACCCCCCCCTGGTACTTGCCCACCCAGAACTGCGCAATCGGTGATCCAGCCTCCATAAAGGCAGGATGCAGCACATAACCGGGTAATGGCTGATCAGAGACCCACCAAGCCCGCTTTCCGGCATTCGGCCCGGCGGCGATATTGCCCGCCTTGACATAGAAGGCCGGGATTTTAACCATCGCCTGCCCGTCAATCGTGACGTCTTGGATCGCCCCATAGACCGGGTGCGAGCTGAAAAACGACGCATCAGTTACTTTCGCGGCGCCGTTTTCGTCTGTCCGCGCCCAAGTGCCAGAACCGCCGCCCGGCGTAAGCAGGGCGATGCCGATCACGTTGGCAAACTGTGCCTTGGTGGTGATTTTGATTTCAGCCGACCATTCCGACCAGCCGCGAGTCGTGCCCTCTTGCCGGTGCTGCAGGTAGTAGTTCAAGCCCGCTTTAAACTTGCCGGCCGGAACCACCATGCTCAGCTTATTGACTGCATCGGCGCCGCTGTCCCACACCGGCACCGCATAGGTGCCATCGGCGGCACGAATTCGCACCTGGGCAGACTTGTACGTGTCTGTCCCCCCTACTACGGTGAACGGCGAAAAGGTCAGGGTCGGCTGTTCGGGCACGTCGACAGCATTGGCCGCTGGGCCGGTGATACTCGGCGTAGCGACGTACACGAACGATGCGGCCGTGGTGAAGCTGGCCACCGTCATCCAGTCCGACCACAAGCCTGCTAAATCCTGCACCCGACCGCGCCAGTAGAACGTCGCACCGGCCGACAGAATCCCGCCCGGCAGCGCATAGGACAACCCTGTGGCCAGCACACCTGAATCATGCAAAACCGCCGTGAAGGCCGCCGAGGTCGACAACTGAAACTGCACCGCCGCCTGACCGTTACCGGCTGGCGAACTGTAGCCAGCTAGCGTCAAGGTCGGACGCTCCATCACCCCCACCGCCGCCGCCAAAGGCGAGGCGATTAGCGGCGTGTTCGGGCGCTGATCCGGGTTAATGAAACCGCCCAGACCTGTCGTATTACCCAGCGCAACAATGTGCGCAATGGTCATCGCTTCGCCTTCGATATCCAGGCGCAAGCCACCATCGCCGCGCATCGGCAAAATGTATTCGTAGTCGGCAAACCCGGCCGGGATATCACCGCCGGTACGGCGCAGCGACCAGCCGGTTTCCTTCCACGTTGGCTGGTAGCCATCGCGGTAGTACAGCCGCGCCAGACCGGCGCTCAGCGAGCGACGAATGACCACGGCGCCACCGGCCTGATCGGTGCCGATGTTGATCGAGCGGGTCAGGTAGATATCGCCGGGTACGGCCGCCGCATTGGAGGCGCCCACCACCTTGATACTGGAACGCAGCACACGCGCAGAAGGCCCCCAGCTGCGCGACATGTTCGCCGCCAGACGTACGCGCTGGCCCGACAGGATCGCCTGTACCTGCACCAGAGCCGAGACAGGCGCAACCTTGCCGTCACCATCCAGGGCGGTCGGATCGTTCAACACATAGAACTCACCGACGCGCAGGCCGCTGGTGTCGACCACATCGAGCGAATCGTCGCCGTTCACGCCCTGCACCACGGCGACCGGCGCCAGATCGATCAGGGTGTAGCCCTTCACGAACATTTCGAAGTTGATCACGTTGTTGCGGTACATCCAGTCGAGTGCCTGGGCCTTCTGCACCGATACCGCGCTGGAGGCTTCCACGCCATCCAGGCGCTGGCCGAGCTGGCTGGTGACTTGGTCGGTCGCCTGCTTGTTCGCTTCGACGGCCGCCTTCACTACCACGGTGTTGTCGAGCAACTTCTGGTAATTCCCGTTCCACGTATCGGGATGGGCCACACTGTTGTTAGTCAAGGCCGGAAGACTGCTAGAAAATTCCGGGTTAGGGCTTGGGTTCAATGGCATGACGGCTCCTCAATATTCAAAGACGATTTCAATTTCGAGCTCGGTGGATTCCTCGAACTCTTTGGGCTTCATCACGCGACGCCCCATCAGCACACC